TATAGTTCTTAAATCTACTCCTGATTTTCTATCTATTTTTTCAGGTGGTGTATATTTAAAATCTCTATTTTCATAAAACTTTTGTATTGCAGGATTATTAGTTTTAGTCATAGCAAAAGGTGAAGACCATAAACCTGACTTACCTCCTAAACCAAAGAACCAACCTCTATCTCTATCAATAACTTCTCCATACATGTTACGTTTAGGCATGATACTATCTTTACCTTTAAATGGATTTAATGCTAACAATCTATCATTTAATGTAAATAATTCTTTTTGGTAATCTTCATCAACTCTACTCATGTATCTTAAACCACCTGATAACGGAGTAATTTTATATATTGCTCTAGCTAACACTGAAGCACCTACTTTATCAGGAGACCTTACAGAAACAAAATCATCACTAAAGAACATGTTTGCTGTTTCAATAATATTCTTCATATAAAATTTAGAGTTAAGATTTCTAAATAAAGAAGTTACAACACCCATAGATAACTCAGTCATATCTTTTTGTACTGCTTCAGGTATATCTTCATTGTATCTTAAAAACTTATTCATACTGTCTTGTAAGTCTGCCATAATAAAGAATGGCATCATTACAGGGTCAGCCCTGTTTAATTGTACATATCTTCCATCACTTGTTTTATAAGAGTAAGGTTTCCAACCTGTTGTTGCTTCTCTTTCAATATTTTCTCTATAGTTTCTCGAACCACCTCCAGTAATTTTACCTGCCGCCACTAAACCAAAAGCGGCTGACCATAATGCAAATCCCATTGTTGCTCTAGCGTTAGCTTCTGCCGCCGCTTCAGGATTAAGATACCTACCATCAGCACCTTTTTTTAAAGCATGTCGTGTACTTAATACTAATCTGTTTGCAATAGGTAGATGTTCAAAATTCCATTTAATCAAGTTAGATGGTGTGTTAATAAAGTGTAAACCTAAAGCTCTTGTCCATCTATGTTTAGCTGTAAAAGATAAAACTCCACCAGTAATACCACCTTCTAATTTACCTGTTTCAGGGTTTAAAGAATAAGCTGATTGTGTGTATGTACTTTCTCTAGCATATTGTAATGGGTCATTGACTTGTAATTTATTAACATCTTTAATATTTTTACTTGTCATATCAACTGTTTCTATTGCACCACCAGAAGCAGTTTTTTGATACTCACCTTCTAATTCTTTAAATCTTACTTTGTAGTCTTCATCTTTTAAAACACCTTTCCAAAATCCTTTACCTGTTTCTTCTCTTATTTGTGTGTTAACTTGTGAAGCTACTCTAGCTTTGTAGGTCATAGTTTTAAGAAACTCATCACCTGCACTTAAAATTCTCATAGGTAAAGTTGTAGTATATGCTATTGGTCTAGCTACAAATTTATCAATACCAACTCCTACTGACCCCATTCTATCAGTTAAAAGTCTGCTAGTTGCCAGTAAGTATCTTTGTAATTGTCCTTGTCTAATGTTGTTATCAAACTTCATTTGTTTACTATCAAGAATACCTCTACCTTCCATAAAACCTCGTTTAGCCGCCATGATGGCATCTTTAGTGTAAAGTATTTGATGTATGTATGTATCAAATGCTTCTTTAGCTAACTGACTAGCTCTCTGTTTATCATTAACAGATAGATAAGCTGACCTTACTAACATAGTAAGAGGTTTCCATTGTGTTTGAAATAAACCAGATACAATGTTAATTGCATGTGTATCAGGAGATGAAAGCAAGTTGTTATTAATAAATTCTGAAGCTAAATCCCATTTGTCAACTTTTCTAGCATTTTGTAATGCCATAATAACTTGGTCTGTATCATGTAATTTAGCAATAGCTTTGTAAAATTCTTTTGGATTTCCTGTTTTTAAAGTAGCCATAGTAGGGTCTTCAGGATTTATTTTAAGCTCTGCCGCTCTTTGAGTATCTTTGTTAACCTGCATAAACCTCATAGCTCTAGCTACATTTTTAGTTATTTCTTTTTGATTAACTAAAGTTTCACCTGCTATCTCTTGTCTTATATTTAACTCTTTTAATATTTTAGCTTCTTCATCAGGAGTAATATCTAATCTATGTAATTGATTTCCTAATTTAATTATATCTTCACTTTGTTTAGCTAATAAATCTCCATGAGCTAATATCTCTGCGTATAACAATCTGTCATTTTTAGCTCTTGATTTACCTAACGCAATAACTGCATTACTATCTAAACCTAAAACTTGTGCTTGTTGTATTGCATATTTTTCAGTTACAACATCATCTTTTATTCTACCTTCTCTTACCATTTGGTCAGCAAGGTTTTTAAGATGTACTCTTACTTTCTTTGGAAATTTGTAATAGTTTAATAATTCTTCAGGAGGTCTGCCTGTACCTATAGTTTTTCTTAAATTTGCAATCTTCTCATCAACTGTTTTACCAGTAAGTGTACTTTCTGTAGCAATTCTATCTACAGTATTTTTATCAAGATTTTTATATAATGCTTTATCAGGTTTCTTTTCTGCTAAATCTTGGAATAGTTGTTTACCTGTAATATCACTTCTACCATACTCATGTATATCTTTTAAATTTTTAACTGCGGTATTGTTAGCACTTCTCATACCTAACTTAAAACCACCATAAGAAAAAGCACCACCAAACACAGTACCAAAACCAAACCCTGCACCTGTAGCTATAGCACTTCGTTTAAGACTAAACTCATCTTTCATACCTGTTTTGATTTCTGTAAGTTGAAGCATAGTGTCTTGTGCTGTAGCAACTACTGCACCAATTTTAGCTTCTGTCATAGCACCTTTGTAAACAGCTTTACCTATAGCATTTTTAGCTTGTATTTTTGCTTCTGCTTCTAAGGCTTCTTTTGTTATTTGTCCTGCAACTTTACCTTTAAGTGCTTCAGTTAAGGCTTTTCTGTATGCAATTTTTGATGCTTGACCTCCAATACCGAATGATACTAAATTTACAGGGTCGGCTATCATTGCACCACCATTATCATATAACCATGAAGCAAAACTTCTATTAGGGTCGTTCCAAAATGATGGCAATGCGTGATATGTGGAAGAAATATAAGCTAACTGTGCGTTTCTTTCTGCACTGTCAGTAAAAGCATTTGCTAAATCTTTTGTCATAGCACCAGTGTTATTGTTTCTCCAAGACCTATCATTGTAAAAATACTCTAATAAATCAGCGTGTGACATCTCAGAAAATTTATTAAATCCTCTTGATGTAATCTCGCTTTCACCATCTCTATGTGTGTAATAACTTCTTAATGTATCGTAAAATTCTTTTGTTTTAATTTCTTCTAATGCTTGTTCTTCTGTTTCTATTTTTCTTAATTTTTGGATTGTTGATGATGCTGAAATTGCATCTGTTGTGGAAGTTTTCTTTTTCTTTTTTGTGAAGTCTATCTTTGTAGCCATCTTATCCTTCTATGTTGTAAAGACTAAATAATAAATCTTGTATTGCATTTAAGTTTTGATTGTTTTCTTCTTCAGTACCATTCATTAAACCTAGTGCTGTAGTCATACTTACTAATATTCTTGAATAATCTTCATTACTCATTGCTGATAAAATATCACCAGTAAATTCTGAACCTAATATACTCTGCATATATTTTTTAAATTTAGGGTCTCTTACTTGTTCTATAAATTTTTCTTGAGATATAATTCCTTCAATTCTAGGTTTTAATAAAAAATCTTGTTTACCTGCATCTGCTATGTTTTGTGTAATTATGTTAACATATTCTTCTAAAGTAACGTCTTCACCATCTCTATTAAATACAACAGTTTCATTTGCTTTCTTTTGTTCTCTAATTTCTGCTTCTGCCATTTCTTTATCTATCTGGTCAAACTCTCCCATCATTTGAACACCCTGCATAGTATCTGTTACAGGCGGTACATATACATCACTTTCTGCGTCTTCACCTACTCCTGTCCATGTTTTGTAAACATAATCTTGTATGTCTTCGATAAAATCTTTTCTCATTTTAGAAGTTACTTCGACACCTTCTTTTTCCCATCTCATCTCTTGCTCTTCAATTTCAAAATTTACATATCTTAAAACATCTGATTGAGCGATTTCTTTAGTACCTAAACCTTCTGCGTCTCTTTTATATTTTTCTGCAATCGTAGCTAATATTGTACTTTTAGTATTTACATAGTGATGGTCAGTATCGTAAATTGGTTTTAACTGTCCATCATTATAACTTTTTTCATATCTATCCCATCTAGCATTTGCCGCCGCCCATAAATCTTGAGGTATATTTTGTGCAACCATTTCTCTCATCATTTCTGCATGACTACCAAATTCACCCATAGAAATACTTAACAAGAAATCTTGTGAGCCTTTGTAATCTTTAATCATTCTATCTTTAGGGTCAGAGTTAAAAAATTCAGTAAACGCTTGTATATCTGCGGCATTACCTTTACTTGCTACAATTATTTTATTTTTTAATTCTTCTAATTGTAAAGTAGATTTTTCTGTGCCATCTTCGTTAGGTGTAAATGCTTCTACCCATACCGCTTGTACAGCTTTAGCTGTATTGTATTGTTCATCTCTTCTAGTCTTTTGTATTACTGCATCTTTTTTTGCTGTTAAAGCCGCTTTTAAAGTATCTGTTTTAGTATTCTTTCTACTATTTAATGAACCTAATTCTTGACCATTACTTCCTTTACCTAAATTTAAAGACATAATCTTTTCAGCTCTTTCTATGTCTTCAAGAGTAGTTGCAGTGTCAATAATAGAAGCTACGTCTTGTCTTATAGCTTCCATTAGTTCTTCGTTAGTATAAAATTTTGTTAACTCTTTGTTGTCACTTGTACGAAGTGTAGTTCCAAAAGATTTCCATTCTTCAACATATCTTGTATCTAAATCTTCATTAGGAATAACTGACAATACTTGTCTAACTTCATCAATTTTCTTTTGAGATGCAAGTTCTCCTCTTTTTTTAGCATCTTTTAAATCTGCATCATTTTTCCAAACATTATAGAATGAACCAAATCCTGCCATAAAAGAACTATCTTGTCCTTCCATATCAGGTAAAAACTTTTTACTAAAATCATTAAGATTGTCTTTTGTAATATCGTAATCAGTTTCCATTGCTTTAGTCATTTGTTCAATAACTTCTGCCGCTTTTATTTTACCACTGTGAAACTGTGTAGTTGCATCAATATATTTGCCTGTTAAATCTGGGTGTTTACCTGCAAGTATCTCTCCTTGTATAACTTCGAGAGTTTTACCTGATGCCTCTAATGCTTGTATTTTTTCTATAGCTTTATCTTTTTTTCTATTTATTCTTAACTCTTCTGCTTTACCAACTTTATAACCTGCATTTGTTAATGCTTTTGCTAAACCATCAGTAGCACTACCTGTTGCTACATAACCTGCGTTTGCCGCACCATAATATTTGTTAGTTGCTTGTCTTTGATACTTTGCCATTAATTTGTCTTAGCCCCTTTTTTTGTTTGACTATCTTGATATCCTCCGTAAGCGGTACTAGCTATATCAAGCATTAATCCAGTTCTTGAAGGTTCTGTTGGAGGTCTTAAACTATTGTAAGTTTTAGATAGATTAGCGTATGCTTCTAACTTTTGGTCTTGAAGTGTTGCTACATCTTTACCAAAATCTCTATTAATAGTATTCCAATCATCATCAAACATTGCACCGATTGATTGAACAATTTTTGTACTATTACCAAATCCTAAATTTAGTGATTGTGCAATTTCCCCATCTCGTTCTTTTTTAGAACTAATTTCTGCCAGTGTTTTTTCTCTATCAGCATTGACTTTTTCTCTGTCAATTTTAGTTAGGTCATGTAAATAACCTCTATCGGCATTTCGTCTTGTAGTATCTTGGTCTCTTCTAATAGCTTTGTTTTCAGCTTTCTTTTGTCTATAAGCTATAACTGTTCCTGCTACTTGAAGTGCCGCTTGAACAGTACACATTATTTATTTACCTCTTTCATCATTAATAAAAATGGCATCTTACCGATACCGAAATCTCCTATTTTTGTTTTTGGTTCAAATCCTAAAAATTGTAACCATTTTAAACTTTTCCAATTTCTTTCATCTACAAAATTGTAGACGTACTCATAACCTTTACTCATGTCATTTATCCATCTAGGACATTCTTGTATAAATTGTTTTGTATGTTTAAATAAAGCCTCACTAGATAGAAGCCATACTACTCCATAACCTTTTTCTTTTGATGGGTGAGAACCAAACATACCGATTACCCCTTCTGACTTTGTTCCAATAATAGAATAAATTTTTCCTTGTTGTGTAAATGGTAACACTAAAGCCTGTAATGGTGATGCACCATCTGAAGCCATAATCTCTTGCCTGTCACCTTTTCTAATCTTTGGTGCTAACTCTAACGCATCTTTTAATTCTGCTTTTCTAACGTAGTTTTCTTTCATTAAATCCTTCTTGCTCTATTATGATAATAACCTTCAACCTCTGCACCTGCGATATACATAGGTAAGTGAGATGACGATTTAATATCTAATCTAAACTGTGTGTTTTCTGCTTGTACTGGTACTCTTAGTGTACCTGTTGTAATAGCAGGTTGTCCTACAACTGAAGTAGATGTACCAATAACATAACCATTCATAATAGTTGTAAAGGTATCTCTATTTTCAGGCGTTACTTCTACTTGGAAGAACCCACTGTTTTCAAAATTAAATGATATGTTTCGTATTTGGTATCTACCTGAAGTTACTGCTACTAAGCCTCTTCCAGTATTTTCTCTAACATACTGTGTAGACATTGTGTATTTACTTTCGTAGGGAACACCAATGTATAACGCTGTGTGGTCTCCTATAATTGTATATGTAGAACCTGTTGTGTTTGTAGCTGTATAGTTATTACCATTAGTTCTATCAACTGCAATCAATCCAGTCTTTGCACCATAAGGTGAAGTAAACGTAGTTAAACCTGTTGCCGCATCATACGTTCCTGTGACTGAAGTTTTAAGGTCAAGATAAACACCATGACCTATTGTTGTATCTTTTAAATTTCTTAAATCTATTTTTAATAATTTAGTAGTAGTTCCTTCTGACGCTAATACATAAATAAAACTTTCTAATGACATAGCACCAATAATCTTAACGCCTGTAAATGTCCATTTAGACCATGCGTTTTGTACTTTTTCTCCGCCATCAAAGAAATACTTATAGATGTACATTGTGTTAGCATATGTTGTAGACACTGTTCCGCTATAAGGTGCAGTTTGACTATCTGCTGTATCTGACGTTAAAAATATAAGTGTATCTTCTGTAGTATTACTAACGATTTGGTGACAGTTGGTAGGTATTAAGTTACCTACTGAAACTGTAATATCCATACCATCATTTGTAAGTGTATTATCATCAGCAAAATATTCTCTTATTGCTGTATTGTTTGTTCTTGCTTGTGCAAAGTATGCAAACTTACCTGCTGATACTGGTGTTACTTTATCATCATGTTCAAATGAAGATACTTCATTAAGAACTGCTGATGTTGGTGATATACCTTCACCTGAACTATCTAATTTGTATTGTGCTGTATCAGAAAATAATAATAAACTTTCATTAAATCCTACAGAGTTTTTAAGTGTGTTAACTTGTGTACCTGAAGCCGCTATATCAATAGGGTCAGTATCTAATACTTGTGTAGATGTTGTTGCAAAATAATTAAAGAAAGAAGCATTCTCTGTAAATATTAAATTTTCACCAGATAATATTCCTAATCTATTTTTGTAAAATGTAAGGTTGTTTACTTTTTTACCTACAAAAGTTGGATTAGGATTAGTGTCAATATCTCCACATGTTCTATCTGTCCAATCTAATTCTTGAAATGTAAATGTACCATCATTATTGTTAATTAATGCGTGTGGCATTGTAGAATTATCTAAACCTACAGACGTTGCAGGTGCTATAGTTTCATTCCATACTCCAGACTTTCCTGAAAAACTTACATAGTAATCAGATAATGTGTCACCTTCTTCACCCGTAACTTTTATAATTACACCTTCTTTTCCATAAAAAGGTAACTTACTAAAATCTTGTATTTCATCTCTAATAGAATACATAGCTGTGTTACCAGAACCATCAGAAGTAGTTATAGTATAGTTAGCATTACCATCAGTAGGTTTTCCATAAATAACACTGTCGTATGCTTGAAATGTAAAATAGTTTGTAAAACCAGAATAATTTGCTAATCCTTGTGTTGTAGATACTGAAGAGTTATTGTCAGTTCTTCTAACATTAAATCCAATACCATCAGCCGCACTGTCCCAGTGTGTACTTGAAGTTCCATACAAGAGTATATCTGTAATTTTATTTGTATCTCTAAATTTTGCGTCTGTAGAAGCATCATTACCTGAAGGTAACTGAAAGACTACTTCTAGTTCTTGTGCCATTGATGGATGTTTCAATGCTACTTTATATTCTCTACCATAGTTTGTTAGTTTGCAAACAATTAAAAACTCTTCTACTTTAGCCGCAGACGTTGTACTGTCAGCCGCAACTGTAGTTGCTGTGTTAGCGATAAATGTATAATCAGCAATGTTAACTAACTTAAAGTTTTCTCTAGGGTTTGTTGAAGTTAGATAATTTGAACCACTTGCAACTGTTACTGTTTTTTCATTACCTGCTAAATCAAATACTTTAATACCTCCATTGTACAAAGCTACAATGTACTGGTTATCTGCATCTCTTTGTATTTGCCAAAACTTAGTTTTGTTAGAATAAATATTACTACTGTCTACTGTTGCTACAAAATCTAAAGGTGGTCTTTTTGATAAACCATCTACTAAACCATTTTGTAAATTTACTTGGTCTTCTCCCTGATTGATACCTCTTTGTGTAGGTGTCTGTTGAGACATACCATTTAAAAAGTTAGGAATAGATTGTGAAACAACACTTCCCATAGTTAGTAGTTCCTTCTATTAGGTCTATGAATTATAGAAAATGTATTGCTGTCACCTTCAAGTATATTTACATCACTCTCTTGGCTATCGGCTTGATGAAATGCCATAAGAGCTTCATTCTCATCTTGACCAATTAATTGTGTAATTTCTTTATCACCAATAAATCTAGCCGCAAATCTTCTTGCCGCTTTCATTGTAATATATTGTCTTGCGTATTCTGGTAAATCTTCAAACTGTTGTACTAAAACTAAATCAACTGATTTAGGTGCAGAAGTAAATACATCTGTATGGTTTTCCATATCATATAAGAAACCACTTCTAATAGTGTAGTTTAGGTATCTGTATTGGGAGTTTGCATCTGCTTTAACGCAGTTTGAAGGAAGGGGTACTTTGTTATCACTATCTAAAGATAATGATTTATAATTTACATGTGTATTAAAATTCCACCCTTGTGATTGGATAGACATAGATGTTTCATTAAGAATATTTTTTGCTGTACTTACATCAACTGTAGTAGTGCCTGTAATACTATTGACTGGACTTTCTCCAATCGTAGATAGCATTATATTTACAGCTTGTAATTCGCTTGTGGGTGTAATTTGTGTAGTCATCTATCCTTTGTGTTAAATTTTGTGTGAGTACACTGGGCGGATTGTCAGTGTTAATCTCCGCCCAGTATAAGTAGAAGTATTACGCTTCTTTGATACCTACAGCCGCTTCAGGTCTCAATACTCCGTGACCCATGCTGTATTTAGCTACCATTAACGTACCTTGTCTTCTAATGTCGTACTCTTTTTCAACAGCTAAATCCATTAGCTTAACAGTTCCTACTGCTGAAGGGTGAGATACAAGAGCAACGTAGTTAGATAGGTCTACCGCTTGAGGGTTAGAGCCACCTGCTGTTGCTGAACCTTGGTCTACACCAGAGTTAACATTAGACGATACAAAGTGAGCTACAGGTACTAATTCAATACCTGCAATTTTAGTAACTCTACCTTCAGCGATTGAACCTGAACCACTAAAATCAACATTAATCGCATTAGTTGCGTTTGCTAATTTGTAGTATTCTTCCAATCTCATAAAGCATTTTCTGCCTTCTGAAGGAACGTAGTTAGCGTCTAATTGTTTTGCCGCCGCAAACAAACTATCAATCATAGCATTAGCCGCAGTTGCGTCTGTTGCTGAAGCGATTGAAGTGTTTGTTAATACAGTTCCAGAAGCATATCCACTGTCAGATACGTTTGCTGAAGCCTGTGCCGCTTGACCAATAGTTTGTAAGATGTGCTTATCTTTAGTAAAAGCTAAAGCTCTTCCTATTTCTTGTGAATACGCACTTCTTACGTCATAATGGTTTTTTGCCTCTTCAATATTCGATAAGAATACAGATGAGATTAAAAGGTCATTAATTGTAATAACCTTTTCGTTGTGGTTTACATCAGAACCAGTTATTTCAGTACCTGCTGTGTGGTATGAAGAACCAACTCTACCCATTACTGGGAAAGTTGCTGATTTTCCAGAAGCAATGCTTCTAGTCATATCTGCACCTGCTGTTTTTGAAGCTCTATCAAATGAAGTAATAACTTCACCTGCGAATACTTTTAGAAACAGAGCGTCTTCTGAACCACCTGCATTTACTCGTCCAACTGATACTGGACTTGCATTTGCCATAGTGTTTCCTTTTGTTATGACGTTAGTTTATAAAAGCCTCTTCAATTAATTATTTAGTCAAGATTGTCCCTCGCAAGGGGTCAAGTTATTTGGCTAATTAAAGTTGGCAGTTGCCACACATGAGTGTTGCACAACTATTTTAGTTACAGTTCCACTTTCTTAAAGCTAATGCTTTTCTAGTGGGTTTTCCGTTTTTAGACATAGCTCCTTTTACTCCGCTCATTCTCGCACAGAAGCTCTTTTTTCTTCCTGCCGCTTTAGAACCTGCTTTAGGTTTGCCTGTAACAGGAGCTTTTAAGTTATGTCCTTTACTTTTAAAGTAAGCCCTTCCTTTAGCATTTAATCCACCAGAAGGACTTTGATATTTTTTAGCAACCATTATTTTTTAGCAGTCTTTGCCGCTCTTTTAAATTGCTTTGCAGTAGGTGCGCCTTTGCTTCCTACTTT